AGAGAAAGACCCGACGCCCATGCTTGTCTTTATCCACAGGGAACCCGACGGAAACGCCGGGAAACGGTCATGACTTGCCGCGATTGGAAACGACTGTTTCGGATGCGGTCGGAAGTTATGGGCCTGCTGTTGCTGAGTGGGCTAAAAATCACCTTGGTGTGGAGCTCATGCCGTGGCAGCGGCACGTGTTGACTCAGCAGCTGTCGTACAACGCGGCAGGGGAGTGGTGTCACGCTTTGTCGCTTGTGTCGGTTGCCCGCCAAAATGGCAAGACGGTGGCGTTGGCTGCTTTGACGGGGTGGCTGTTGACTGAGTACCCGGTGATCGCTAAACGGCCTATTACGGTCGTGAGCACCGCGCACCGGCTGGACCTCGCCACATCGCTATTCCAAGATTTAGCCCCGGTGCTGGAAGCCAAGTTTGGTGCCAAAGCCGTGTGGGCGTACAGCCGCAACAGTCTCACGTTGGGGCAAACCAAATGGGTCGTTAAAGCTGCCCGACCGTCAGCAGGTCACGGTATGTCGGTTGACTTCCTCATCATTGACGAGGTGTGGGGCATTGACTCGGACACGCTGGACATTGGCCTACTGCCAACCCAACGCGCCAAACCCAACCCGTTGTGCTCCATGTGGTCCACCGCCGGTACCGAGGAGTCCGTAGCCATGCTGCGGCACCGGGAAACCGCGGTACGGGCCATGGACACCGGGCAACCGTCGCCCATTTACCTTGCCGAATACAGCCCACCCCCCGAGCTGGACCCCATGACCCCCGAGGCGTGGGCGTACGCCAACCCTGCGCTCGGCCACACACTTACCCACAAGGTTTTACAACGTGAGTCCACAGCCCCCAACCGGGCCGGGTTTCTACGGTCATCAGTAAACGTGTGGTGCCAAACCGACGCCGGCTGGCTGCTACCGGGCCAATTTGACAAATGCCGCACCGATCTACCGCCGCTGCCGGGTGGGGTGCTGGCTTGCGAAGTGTCGGTTGACGACGGCCGCTACGTCGCTGTCCGAGCTAACGCCAACGCTGAGGGTGTAACGACGTGCACCGTCGCGTTTATGGCAGACACCCGTGAGGGGTTTTGGCTGGAAGTACGGAAACAGCTAGCCGACCAGCCCGGGGTGGCATTGCACATTACCCCGACGCTGGACGCCCATTGTCCCCCGGACTTACAACATCGGCGCAACGTGTGGGGCTATCAAGAAATAACCCGATACACGGGACTGGTAAAACAAATGATTACCGAACGGCAGCTAGCCCACACCGGGGAAACCATGCTTGCCGAGCATTGCGGCCGTGCCGTCGCAGTAAAAACGCCCGGAAGTATTGCGATCAGCTCAACCAAATCAGCGGGACCAATTGAGCTGGCCCGCTGTCTTGTCATTGCAGCCGCGCTAGCAGCCCGTCCCACGTCAAGTATCCGTAAGCCGGTCATTGCCACCAGCTTGCCGCGCCGCGTGGCGTAGGCTCACCGTATGGGGTTCTTTCAGCCTAAGCGCGTAGAAATGGTTAACCGGCCGGAAACTGCCGTTGCCGCAGCTGCAGCGGGCAACCCAATGGTTGGCGAGTTCGTTAACTACACAAACAACGCCGCTGTTGTTGCCGCGTTGCAAGTGCCTACAATCAGTCGCGCACGTGACCTTATTTGCGGCATGGTGTCATCGCTGGAAATTAAACAATACGGCCGCCAATGGAACGGTGACGAATACGAGCGCATTGAGCTGCCCCCGGACACGTGGTTTCAGCAACCCGACCCGAACGTTACCCGCAATTTTATTTTGAGTTCCACTACGCAGGACCTCATCATGTGGGGACGTGCTTATTGGGTTGTGACCGAGCGCAACGCGGCGGGTTTCCCTAGCGCATTTACGTGGATACCGACGGTGGACGTTACGACCATGGACCAAGTAAGCCCCGCCGCACAGTATTGGGGACCGTCTAACCAAATTTATTTTCAGGGTGTGCAGCTCAATACACGCGACGTCGTACAGTTTTTGTCGCCCGTTCCTGCGCTTATTGTGACAGGGCAGCGCGCAATTACGACAGCGTTGCGGCTTGACCGTGCAGCCGAAAGGTTTGCGACAATGGAGGTGCCCGCCGGCTATCTGCACCAGCGCGGTGGGGAGCCGATGAGTGGCCAAGAGCTTGCCGAACTTGCAGCAGCATGGGCCGAAGCGCGCCAAAACGGTGCCATTGGTGCACTAAACGAGTTTGTGGAATGGAAAGAATCCAACATTGACCCGTCCAAAATGGAGCTGGTTGCGGCACGTCAATACCAAGCGGTAGAGCTGTCACGTGTCGCAAACATTCCTGCGTACCTTGTCAATGCGCCCGTCGGTTCGGGTATGACGTACCAAAACGCGCAGCAAGCGCGGCAAGACTTGTACCTATTTGGCAGCAAGCCATACATTGAGTGCATTGAGCAAACGCTCAGCATGAACAGCGTGACCCCACGTGGGCGTTACGTGGAGTTAGACGTTTCCTCATACCTTGAGGAAAACGGGCTCTCGGGCCAGCCGGACAATGCTGCCCCGGCTGGCTCGGGCAGCTCACTTACACCACAGGAGGGTTGACGATGCCGTATTACGTGACTGAGGAGGCCGAGGGGTGCGCCGGGTATGCGGTTGTTAAAGACGACGGCGAGGTGCTCGGATGCCACGTATCGCAGCAAGACGCCATTAACCAAATGGTTGCTATTTCGCTTGACGAGGGCATTGAGCCCGGCGGCTTTCTAGAGGAAAAAAAGACCGAGGACGAGCCCGTGACCATGACCGCCGGAAACTACGAGGGGCCGCGTATTGTATGTACCGGCACCGTCACGGTTGTTAATGCCGGTGAGGGTGAGCCGGTTAAACGCGAAATTAGCGGCGTGGCGGTGCCATACAACAAGCCCGCAACCGTGTCGGGTGGCCAGTCGGTCATTTTTAAGCCCGGCAGCCTCGTTGTGGAGGCCGGCCGCAAACCCAAGCTCATGAAATACCACGATTCCACCCAAATCGTCGGCGTCGTACAGGCTGTGCAGGAAACCCCCACCGCCCTGCTGTTTACCGCCCGTATCAGCGCAAGCCGCGACGGAAACGACGCGCTAGAGCTCGTCAAAGACGGTGCCATTGACAGCGTGTCAGTAGGCGTGGACCCGATTGACGCCACTTATGACGACGCGGGCAACCTCGTGGTCGCCAAAGGACTGTTGCGGGAAATCAGCCTCGTAGCCGAACCGGCCTACAAAGATGCACGTATTACCCGCGTCGCTGCCACTAAGATCACAAACAACGAGGCAAAGGAGACTGCCGACATGGATACCACAAACACCGAAGCACCCGCACCCGCACCGACTGCACCCGTTTGGGCGCAGGCCAAGCGTGTGCCGACCAAGCTCCCGACCGTTGCGGAATACATGAGCGCGTACATTCGTGGCGGCGAAACCGCAGAAGCCGCCAAGCGCGAAGTGCAGCTTTGGGTTGAGCACAACTCGCCCATTAGCGCGGCCGCAGGCGACCAGACCGTTGCCAACTTCCCCGGCGTTGTCCCGGTTCCGATTTTGGGGCCTACGTTTGACAACATTGCGCCGCTGCGCCCGATTGTTACTGCAATTGGTGCACGTGCAATGCCCGGTGCAGGAAAAACGTTTATTCGTCCCAAGATTGTGACGCACACCAGCGTTGCCAATCAGGCCAATGAGCTCACCGGCCTGTCGTCCACCACGATGCTCGTGGACGACATTGTTGTTACCAAGCTGACGTTTGGTGGCACGGTTTTGGTGTCCGAACAGACGGTTGACTTTTCGGACCCGTCAGCCCTTGACATTCTGCTTCGTGACCTTGCGAACCAGTACGCCATTGCCACGTCCAACTACGCTTGCGCGCAGTTCGCCAACAACATTGGTGGCGGCCAGTCGGTCGGCACGTGGGACGGCACTTCTGAAGGCTTCATTGCAAAGGTTTACGAAGGAGCTGTGAAGGTTCTTAGCGCGGGCCGCGTCATGCCGACGCACCTCCTTATGGGTACGCCCGGCTTTGAGGCAATCGGCGCACTTGTGGACGACTCCAAGCGTCCGTTGTTCCCGACGCTCAACCCGATGAATGCGTCTGGTCAAATGTCGGCCGCGTCAACGATTGCCAACCCGGTTGGGTTGTCGCTTGTCGTTGACCCGGGCCTTGACTTTGCGGGCGACTTCATTAGCCTCGGAACGGCTGCAGGCCCGTACGCCGGCTTTGAGATCTACGAGACCATGAAAGGACTCGTGAGCATTGAGAAGCCGGACGTGCTCGGTCGTCAGATCAGCGTGCGCGGATACTTCGCGGCGTTGTTCATTGACAACACCAAGTTTGCTTGGTTTGACTTCTAAGCAACCAAAGGGGGTTGCCTAGTGGCGACCTACACAATCACTAACTCGCAGGTAGTGGACAACGTGGGGGTCGTTCAGACCCTCACGCCCACACCTATTGAGGTTGGCGACACAATCACGCTGTCAAGCATGGGCGCATGGAACGGCACCTACACGGTGACCGCTGTGCCCCAATACTTGTTTGCGGGCGTTGACCAGTACGGCGATTATCTGTACGACACCGCCACGATTATCCCTAATCAAATTGCGTTTGCGCGTACAGCCGCTAACCAAGCCCGCACACCAACTAGCGGCGTCCTGACGTACACGGTCACGGTGACGTGGATTAGCGTGGGCGACGTTGAGGACTGGCTTGGCTTTACCGTGGCTAACCCGTCAGCTGACTATGACCTTTTGGTGCTTGGTACAGCTGCCGCAAACTATTGGTGCTGGAACCGCCGCCGCGAGTCCGGCTACAGCGACAGCACAACCACGGCCCCAAACAACTCGGCCAAACTTGCAACCGTCATGTACGCCGGCTATTTGTACCGTATGCGCGGCTCAATTGACCAATACGCAAGCTTTGACCCGCTTGCCACCGGCGCGCCCGTGGGCGGCTCGTTCGGTGACATTATGCGACTGTTGGGTTGCAACCGGCCACAGGTTGCCTAATGCCCCCGGACACCGACATTTTTAACGACGGCTTTGACGCCCTCGTTAGCAAGCTCGGCACCATTACCGGGCTGCCGGTCGTTTACAACAGCGACCCGCGCAACATAAACCCACCGTGCGTATTGGTGGAGGCCCCCGCATTTACCATGCACACCAACGTCGTGCCGCAAATGGATTTTACGGTAAAAATCCTTGCGGTTGGCCCCGGTGACCGTCGCGCACTCGCCAAGCTGCTTGAGCTTGCCGACAAGGTGCGAGCGGCACAAATCGGGCTGCTGTCGGGCCGTCCTACGATTACCCAAATAAGCGGTGCGTCGTACGCGAGCTATGACCTAGAAATAAGCACTAAGGTAGCCCCATGACATACCGCGTTGTGCGCCCGTTTGGAGCTCACCGGCCCGGAGATACGGTGCACGACGACGGCAGCCTTAATGTTGGCTACCTGCTCGGTGCGGGCATGATTGAGGCCACCGAAAACGCCAGCGATGACACCAAAACGGTTGCGCCGCATGGTAGAACTAAAACCAGCAAACGCAAGCCAAAGGAGTAACACATGGCTACAGTTACCTACCTCGCCAACCCGGTTGTCACGATTGGCGCGGCAACGCCCGGCACCGACATTACCGACCAATGCAAGTCGGCTGTGCTTACGCAGGTTGTTGAGGCGTTGGAAAGCACCGCGTTTGGCTCCAATGGCCGCCGCTACACGGCAGGCCTGCAAAACCACACGTGCACCCTTACGTTCCTCATGTCGTACGCGAGCTCGGAAACCTACGCCACGTTGCAGCCCCTCGTTGGGACGCAGGTGTACGTCAGCGTTAAGCCCGCCAGCGGTAACGAGTCGGCCACCAACCCCAAGTTTGAGCTCTCCGAAACTTATTTGGAAAGTTTGGACATTGTGAACGGCTCCATTGGAGAGCTTTCCGAGGTTCAGATCACTCTGCAGGGTGGCGCGCTCACGATTGACACAACCGCACCGTAAGCCATAGGAGGCAGCACCATGAAACTACGAATTAAGGTCACAGCGGATAAGACGACGCGGGTTGTGGAAACCAGCCTCGGCACCATTATCCAATGGGAGCGTAAATACAAAAAGCGGGCCGGGGACCTTGCAGCCGGGTTTGCTGTGGAGGACCTTGCGTTTCTTGCTTGGGCCAGTCTAAAAAAAGAGGGCGGCCAAATTGCGGAGTTTGACAAATGGTGTGAAGCGTTGGACGACCTTGAGGTTGTGGACAGCGAGGAGAGCCACCCTACGGACGGGGCAGTTACCGCAGGCAGCTAGCAGAGTTGTTGCTAGCTACCGGGTACTGGCCCCCGTACGACGAGTTTGATACCCGCGACTTGGCTACCGTTATCAAGGTGGCAGAGGAACGGAACAAAAAGCGGTGATTTACGGCACCATACAGGTTTACGGCGTCAAGGACGCTTTGCGTGAGCTCAACAGTTTTGACAAACGAGCCCGCCGCAAAGTAACAGCCGATTACAAAAAGATTGTGCGGCCCGTCA